TGTCGTGTTATCTAACGTAGCGGAGTTTGTGTACAAAGCTATTTTGTACTGGTCTGTCGTACCCGAAGCAAAATCAAAATCAGCCGACATAAGGCCAAGTTTGAAACCATCACAAGTGTAATTGCCGGTAAACGCCATAATCAGGGCACCGGATACCGAACTTGCCCAGACCGATACGCATCCGTGCGCTCCATACCATCTCCGAGGCGTTTAGCCATCATAAGGGCGTCGTCATACCGTTTCTGGTAGTTGGCTATAGTGTCCGGGTCAGATTTCATAAACGTAGCTGCTTCCATCAAAGCCCCGTAGAGCAGGACAGAATCAAAGTTATCCCCAAGCCATGTTGTGCTTGCAGTAACAATAGACTCGGGGTAGTAGTAATAATGCAATTCCACAGTGTAAGCGTCATCAGGAGTAGGCCCCAAAATAAAAGACAACTCATTGGTTATAACAGGTGGCACCGCATTGGTAGTAGTTGGCCCAAACAAAGCGTAGTATTTAGGCACTCCGGTATCTGTCGGGCTTGGGTAAGCTGCACGGATAAAGTTCACGTCTTTGTTCAACAAATACTCATATGACCCAGAATCTTCAACAGCTAACGAATACACCGCCAAAAAATCACTTGGTGAGGATAAGTATTTATTACTTGCAGAGGTTGCGCCTGTCACATTCTTGCGCAAAGAAGGGAACTGAACGCTGTTATAAACCCGCTGTTCTGCCTGTTGAATAAACGCATCTATCTGCTCAGTAGACGTGACGGAGCTAACCGTCTGCGGAAATTCATTTTCCGTATACGCCTGAATGAGTTTAGATAAATCGGTATAGTTCATTAGCCCATCTTCTTGCTGTGGCTATTGCCACGAGTAGTGTGCGTGGTTCCGCGAGTACGGCTCGTCTGTGTATTGGGTATGTTATTCGGATACCCGTTGTTGCCGTAACCTTCACGCGGAGGAGCATAAACAGTCGCTGGCCCTACTTCCTTACCGCCTATTTTCATGCTGTATTTAGACTTTGCCATTACCGCCCCCGGCTCTTTTTATATTTGAACGAAGACTTTTTCTGGTTAGCCACTTTAGCCAAACCACGACCCAACTTCTTCATCTGTTCGTTGGTTTTGCCACCTTTTGCAAAAGTAGGTTTTTCACCCGGGTGCATCCGCTGTTCATGCTTACCTACAGCTTTTTCTGGGGTCATCTTAGCCATTTATTTATCCTCAAGTAGTCACAATAGTAACAGTGCCAAGCTCTATATTCAGCACTAAATTATTGGGCGTTAAACCATCGTCATTTGCTCTACTGCCCCCAACGGGTGCCCATCCCCACTGGATAATTCTACTACCACTTGACGGGTTACCGTCATCGTTTAAACCACTCTGCACGTAACTTGTGTCCGGCCTCGGGTTCCGCAGTGCCTGCGGGTCATCCACGGGATACATACCAAGTTGAAGCTGTGGCTGGTCTGGCTCCCAGCACGTAGGGCAGACCAGAATATTCACATTCTTGGTCTTAATGACCAAAGAGCGCAGTTCTTTCAACTTATACCTAAAACCACACCTATCGCACTCCGCGATAGCTTTTTTACCCGACGCAAACCGATTAGGCATACGTCACCTCAGAAAAACATCTGTCTAGGAGCCAGTCTTAATGGAGCCTTTTCCCTATCTTCATCCGCCGCCATATTCCACTGCTCTTCGTAAGCCATTTTAAGCATTTCCATGCGAGGTAGCGCGTCAGGCAGCTTCATAGACAGATAATACGATAGCCCCGCAACAAGACACGGCAGGAACCGGAAAGGTATATCTTGAGTCGATGCGCCGCCCCCAGAATCCTGTATCCTACGTAAACGCCAGTATATAAACGTATAATAGCTGCTTTGGTCTGGTGCAGGCCACACATTTATCTGCGGGTAAGCCACGGACGGGCCCGGGTTTGTTGCCCCCGACTGCCTGTTTATCCAGACCTGTATGGGTCTACCTTGCGCGTTCTTGTTCGGAATCGTTGAATAGGTATCCACGCTAATTCTGGATATGTTTATATCAACCTGATTCTGGCCCGTGCCAGTACGAACTACTTGGTCAAGCAAATCTATAGTGTCCACAGGCAAATCATACGTTATTGTGCCCTGCGTCAAAGCAACCGAACCCTGCTCAACAGTCCACAGATTAATCCCGCGATTCGCCCATTCTATCGTCAACAAGTCAAAACTACGGCGAGCGGTCTTGAAGTCATAGCCGGTACGTAATTCCCGCCCACAACGCTCAAAAGCCTCTTCCATAATGTTTACGAGGTCTAGGTTAAATACGCTGGTGCCTGATGTAGTCATCTAAATTTAGCCGTCTTTTTCGCTATACGTTTGGGTTGGCTAACAAACTGCTTCCCCGCCTTAGTGCCTTCTCGTTTCGCTCTGGTAGTCGCCGCATATTCTTGCTTTGACAGACTTTCTCGAGCCTTCTTCGGCAAATAACGCTCCCCAGTGGCTTTAGAACCTTGGGTAGAAGGCTTGCCAGACTTGGTTCCCCAATCCTCTTTAGTCCACTTGGAAAGCGATTTCTGCGCTTCCGTTTTTTCACCTCGATACCCACCACCAGACTTCTTGTATTGCTGCGTGGCTAACTGAGCTTTACGAGCAGACCACTGCCCGGGCTTCCCGCCTTTACCGCCAGCTTTTACACTAGCGACAACTTTCTTCCACTTGGTTTCGTCAGTACGAGCCATTTACCCGCTACGCATCTTCTTAAAGGTTTGCGCCAACCGAGCGCGTTGACCCATCTTACCCGGTTTTTTAGCCGCCGCAGCAAGTTTTTTAGCAGGTATTTTCTGCCCTTCCTTAACGCCTAAAGATTTGCGTAAAGCCCCGGGCTTCTTGACAGCCTCCTGAATCCACTTGGCTTTACCGCCTTTCTTATAAACCGTCACCTCGTTAGGGTTATCCTTACGATATATAGTCTTCCCACTAGGCATTTTAGAGGGCGCTACATCCCCCATGCCGCGACTGGGTCTCATACCATTTTTCCTCGAGTCCTGCCTTTAGTAACGCACCCATCAGCACGTTTTGAGGCTGACTTGGACTTAACTGAGCCACCCTTTTTATACTTACCCATTTCAGTGCGTGTCGTAGGAGCTCTACTTTCTTCTTCCCGGCGCTCCTTGTCAGAAACCTCCATAATTGCTTGTATTTCAGCTACAGAATATCCCTGATCTTTAAGCTCTTTTTCAGTTGGGTATTTTGGTTTATTAGTAGGCATTAGCACATCTTCCCTCGGGTTTTACCCTTAGTGGCGCAACCGTCACCACGGCTAGAGGCCGACTTGGACTTAACTGAACCGCCATTTTTAGCCTTTATTGAGCCGCCATTTTTAGCCTTTATTGAGCCGCCTTTTTTAGCCATCATCATCCCGCCCGGCCCTTTATCAGCAATTCCGCCTTTTGGTGCCATACCCGGAGCAATTCCGCCTTTTGGTGCCATACCCGGATTGCCATAATCATAAGTCACGCCGGGGCCGCCACGAAAAATCATATCGCTTCCGCCCGGGTATTCATCTCCGCCCGGGACTGGTTGACCTTTTGGTGCTTGAGGCATTGTCCTTCCGGGTGCTTGACGCATCATCCCTCCGGGTGTTCGAGGCATCATCCCTCCGGGTGTTCGAGGCATCCTCCCTCCTTGTGCTTGAGGCATCCGTAGGCCTCCTCCTCTAGGCATGGGCGCACCCATAGCCATCATAGGCATCTCTCCGCCCATAGCCATACGAACCTGCTTGCCCTCGGTCTTGCCTTTCTTGACTACCGGGCCATCAGCCGCTTTGCGGTACGAACCACCAGATTTGCCGCCTTTCTCTGCGCCTTTGGCTTCTTTTTCTTCATGCTTAATCATGGATTTCGGAGCGCCCTTTTTCTTCATAAAAGAAACTTCCTTTTCCACCATAGCTTTTGACTCTTTCATTTCTTTTTCCTCGATTTTGATTTAGACATACCCGCTTCGCTCAGAGCAATAGCTTTGGCTTGTTTCGGATTAGTTACTTTCTTACCCGAAGAAGATTTAAGTTTGCCAG